ATGTCCAACATCAACAAATACTATTTGGGTGAGGTTGAATCAGTTAAATGGATAGTAAAAGATAAAACACTTACCGTTGACTTTATGTCTATAACTAAAGAAGTAATAGGTAAAATCACGCATTCATCCTTTAGCATGGAGGACTGTGAGTTATCCATATTTGACACTAAAAAATTAATATCGCTATTAAGTATAACTCAAGGTGATCTTTTACTTGATGTAGAAAAACACAATAACAGACCTACCAAACTTCATATCTCGGATACATCATTTAATTTAACGTATGCATTAGCGGATCCATTACTTATAGGTAAAGTTGGTACTGTAAACGAGCCAGAATGGGACGCAACATTGGAGTTAAATAGTGATGATATAGACAATTTAGTTAAAGCTAAATCCGCACTTAAAGACGTAAATAACATGTTAATTTCCGTTGAAACAGATGAAGTAGATAACTTAATGTGTTTGTTTACCTTTGGAGACGAGAACGGACACAACAATAAAATCACATACCAAATATATGGTAATATCCAACCAACATCACTGAAAATCCCATTTAATTCAGACATGTTGCGTAATATATTACATGCAAATAAAGATATGGAGAATGGAATGTTGTATTTAAACTATAAAGGGTTAATGAAATTAAAATTCACTACGCAAAATACATCGTGTGAATATTATTTAGTGCGTAAAGAACAAAATAGTTTTTAATATGTATAGTAAATGAGTTTGGTTAAACCAAATACATTTCGTATATTCAGTTATAAATAAATAAAGTTATGGTAGAAACAACAACTAAACGCAAAGGGCGTCCGGCAAAGGACCCAACAGACACACAATCAACATTATGTACCATCAATGATCCACTTATGGAACCATTCTACGTTGAGAAAGACTCATCTAATTTTACAGTAATGGAAAGATTCACAACCACTAGAGGATTTGCTGGAACTGTAGGTGGTGGTAAATCACAAATAAAAGTAGTAGGGCACTACACTAGTTTCCAAAATGCATTAAATTGTATCTCAAAGAAAAAATTTTATCAAAATACAGGAGAATACAATTCAATCAAGGAATATATTGAGGTGTGGGACGAAGTAAAAACAGGTTTAAATAATTTATTAAGTAAAATAGAAATATAAAATATGGAAGAACAAGAATTCAAATTAGAAGCACTATTTGATGCAGTTATTGTAAAAATCAACGAAACAGAAGAAGAAACGATGTACGGATCTATCGTAATTCCAGACGCTGGTAAAGAACGTAACGAAAGTGGAGTAATTATGTCAGTAGGACCTGGTGTAGCTACAGTAACAGGTACATTTGTACCAACTATATTACAAGTTGGAGACGAAGTAGTTTTACCATCAATGGGATTTACTAAAATCGAACATGGTGGTATTGAATATTTAATAGGAAGTGAGAAACAAGTACTAGCAAAAATAAATTAAAAATGAGTAAAGTTATAGAATTTGGAGCAGATGCTCGTAAAAAATTAGTTAAAGGAATTGATAAACTAGCAGACGCTGTTGTATCTACTTTAGGACCAAACGGAAGAAACGTAGTATACATAGACAACGGATCCGTAATTTCAACTAAGGATGGGGTGTCAGTAGCCAAACAATTTACTGAATTAGAGTGTCCTGTAGAGAATTTAGGAGCACAAATGGTTAAGCAATCTGCAATCAAAACAGCAGACAATGCAGGTGACGGTACAACTACATCTACTCTATTGGCTAGAGAGATCGTTAAGCAAGGTTTACAACGTTTAAATGACGGAGCAAATGCCGTTGAAATTAAACGTGGAATTGATGCTGGTGTTAAAGAAGTACTATCTTCACTTAAAGACAATTCAGAAAAAATTACATCGGAAGAACAATTAGAGCAAATCGCTACTATTTCAGCAAACAATGACCCGGAAACCGGTAAATTGATTGCTAGAGCAATGGAAAAAGTTGGACGTGAGGGTGTAGTGCATATCGAGGAATCTAAAACAGGAGAAACATACCTAGAGGTAGTTGAGGGAATGCAATTTGATCGTGGATTCAAATCCCCATACTTCGTTACAAACAATAATACAATGTCAGCTACATTAACGGATGCATATATTTTAGTAGCAGACCATAGATTCACTCAGGTAAAAGAATTACTACCTATACTAGAGGGTGTATCTCAAAAGGGTAAATCGTTACTAATCATTGCAGAAGATATTGACGGTGAGGCATTATCTACACTTATTGTAAATAAAATGCGTGGTACATTAAAAGTATGTGCTGTTAAAGCACCTGACTTTGGTGATCGTAGAAAATTAATCTTGGAAGATATTGCAATTTTAACTGGAGGGACTGTATTCGACAAGGACAAAGGAATGAAATTGGACAAATTCAACTGGGAATGGTTCGGAGAAGCTAGAACAGTTACTGTAACTAAAGAACAAACCACAATAGTTGATGGTAACGGGTCAGAAGAAGTAATCAACAGTAGAGCGGAAGAATTAGAGAAACAAATCGCTAACTCAACTACACCATTCGAAACAGAAAAATTGCAAGAGCGTTTAGCTAAATTTGTAGGTGGTGTTGCTTTAGTTCATGTTGGTGGTAACACTGAAACGGAAATGAAGGAAAAAAAGGACAGAGTAGACGATGCATTACATGCAACTAAATGTGCTTTGGAAGAAGGTATCGTTCCTGGTGGAGGTATTGCATTGCTATATGCTAGAGAAGCAATTACTGAAACATCAACAGATAGTTCAGACTTTAATTACGGTAAAAAAATCGTATATAAAGCATGTGGTAAACCATTCCAGCAAATCCTAGTAAATGCAGGATATAGTGAAAGTGAGATTTATCCAATTAATATGGAAATAGGTAAAGCTGGTGAAGTGGGTACTAAACCATGGTTCGGATTCAACATCAAAACTCAATCTATCGTAAACATGAAAGAGGCAGGAATCATTGATCCACATTTAGTAACTAAAACAGCTCTAAAATCAGCATCTTCTATTGCTGGAACTATTCTATTAACTGAATGTGTAGTTGTAGATAAACCAGAAGACAAAAAAGATGCAGGATTTGATCCATCAATGATGGGAGGTATGATGTAATATGGAAAAGCAGGTAGTAGAAACACACGAGCTTATAGCTACGCGTAGACCTCCTGGGGATTCTTGGATATTGGTGGGTGACTCTAAAAATATAGTTCACCCATCATTAACCGATACCCTTGAGGCATGGTTTGCAAAAAACCAGGAAAAAGTGGAATTTCGTTTAGCTCCACTAGATAGTAAATTATATGTTATTCGAACAGAAGAAAAAATAGTTGAACCTGAACCCGCTAAACGATATAATCTTTACGGTGATGCTATTTAATAGCGTCACCTTTTTATATATTTATATTAAAAATTTGGTTTATTAATTAAATCATCGTATATTTATACATAAAATAAGCAAATATGAAATTATTCGATATAATCCGTGAAATGGATGGAGAAGAGGATGGAATGAAAGGGTTAGGTAGAGCTAGTTTTGATTTCATAATACAAGCACCAGATACTCAAGCAGCAGTAGATGCTTTATCCAACATAGACAACTATGGCTCGTATGCACAAGGTATGAGAGACCCGGAAGCAATCAAGAAAATATTTGGACCCTCAAATCCAAACGAAAAACTAGCAGCTGCATTAAAACAATGGAGATCATCAAATAAAGATGAAAAAAAATCAAAAATACTAGACATATCTAAACGCCACCCCGAAGCATTTAATAAATCAAAAGAAGAATGGGAATCTGCAGGAGGTGAAGGTGATTTTGTAGAGCATTTAATTACCACTGACTTACAATTACCTAAAACACTGTTAGGCCCTAAAGGTGCACATTATTTCCCATTTAAAACACCAGACAATCTGAAAAAATATAGTGGTAAAATGGAAGAAGGTGTACATTACATTGTTGATGGAGACGAAATCACTTTCCCACTAGAAAATAGTCCATACGCTACTAAAACCTATTTAGAGAAAGTAGTTAAAACAATCATGGACAATGCTGGGGTTAAATATCAGATATTAAAAATAGAAGATACTGATTCACCAGAAGCAGCTAAAGCTCAAAGATCCTCTAAATCAGATGCACCCCCATTATCTACTACATTACCTGATAGAGCAGACGCATCAGCATTAAGAAAAATCATACAAAATAAATTCAGTATCCCTGCAGCAAAATACGAAATTGTACCAACAGAGGGAGGTGAAGTAAAATTAATAGTTACCGGTTTAACTCCATCACAACGTGCCTCTATTCAAGCTGTTACTACTGATTATGCTCGTAATTTAATGGAAAACAAATTGCGCATGCAAAAATTAGCTGGTATTATTACTGAAAGTGAATTAAAACACCACAAGGCTCAGTTGTGGTATGAAGGATATGCTAATAATTTGAAGGTGTTATTAAATGATTTAAAATCAACAGTTGAAAATGGAAAAAATAATATATAATTTCCCTATACCTCATACTATATAACTTAAAAGCTTGGCTATGCCAGGCTTTTTTTGTATATTCCATAAAAAATAAGTTATGCAAGAAAAACACTACATCTTAAATGAAGTTTACAGGCCATCAACACTTGAAGGATATGTATGTGATGATGTATTTAAACAAAAAGTAGAGGGTTGGATCGAACAACAGAATATACCTCACCTGTTTTTACATGGCAAACCAGGATCCGGCAAAACTACCCTAGCTAAAATCATTGCTCGCAATATTGACTGTGACTACATCATGATTAATGCTACAGATAAACGTGGTATAGAGGATATCAAGAACGAAATCCTACCATTTGTATCCGTAATGTCATTCAAGGATGCACCCAAAATCGTAATACTAGATGAAGCAACCCATATCCTACAAGCCGGACAGGTATTGCTACTAAATATGATTGAAACATATAGTTTAAACACACGATTCATATTAACTGGTAACTATCCAGAACGTTTAATTGAACCATTGCGTTCACGTTTAGAGGACTATAACTTAAAACCACCAAGTAAAAAACACGTAGCTAAACATATAGTTAAAATATTAGATACTGAAAATATACAATATGAAATTAGCGACGTAGCTGCGATTGTAAACGCGTACTATCCGGATTTGCGTCGTACTATAAACAACATACAGAAGCACGTAATTGACGGTAAACTTACGTTATCTCAAACACTAACCAACGACTCGGATACTGAGAATCAAGTAATACAATCACTATCCAAACCAACCAAATCCACATTCAATCAAATCCGTAAAATATTAGCAGACGGAGACATATCCGACTTTGATAGCATGTATAAAAAACTATACAATGATATAGAGAAATATGCTAAAGATAAAGAAGGTCTTGTGGTAATCACAATAAATGAGCATATATTCCAAAGTGTAAGCGTATTGGACAAAGAAATATGTTTTTGTGCTTGCATAGCACGTATACTAGAAATAATATAAACCATAAATAAAATAAACAAACATGCAAAACACACAACAACCTCAAATTGATTTAACAACAACCACTGCTGTAGAAGGATTTGATGGTGGACAGTTATTTGGACAAGCATTTGTCTTACGTAAAGTATCTAAATTCATCGTTGGTGGAGACGAAGACGGAATTATTCCAATCCCTGTATTCTATGATTTAGATAGCCGTAAAATTATCTTAGATTCCCTACCACCAGAATTACGTGAGGAATACAAAGAAATCGCACTTTAATTCTACTCAACAGTGAACTTATTTAACTGGTTGGAACAAATTACTGTAAAAAAACAACCCACTGCATCTTTTACTGAGATACAGTGGGATAGTTTTAATAGTTTCATGATCCATAAATATTTATCCATGCAACCTGAATATATTGAATTAGTAAACTATATTCAGAGAATACCCCCCGAAAATAAAAGAGAAATATATTCAGTTTACAGAGAGATGATACCAAAGAAAAAAGTGTTTTTAAAATTTATATCTAGAACAAAAAGAAAATCAAACGTTGAAGTAGAACAATACATTGCAAAATATTTTGAATGTAGTTTAGGTGAAGCAGAAGAGTATATAGACATATTACGTGCTAATGGTGTCAGAGGTATACTATCCGAAATGGGGATGGACGAGAAAGAAGTAACTAAATTGCTAAAAAAATGAAAGACGGAAATATTGAAGTTGAAGAAGAATTAGAGCGTTTATTCAGCAATAGTAGACTCATTCCTAGAACAGATCACATTGTAGATTCAGTAGTAGATAAATTTGTTGAACGAGCTCAATTTGGTAGGGAAAAATATGGAGTTGGTTTAGATCGAGAAGATCTTACATTCCCAAACTATATAACTCATTTAAGGGAGGAATTAATGGACGGTATTCTATACCTTCAAAAAATAGAAACACTACATACTGAAATATTGTTAGATATTGATTCACTTAAGAAATTAGCTATGGATATACCATCATATGAAATGGCTGCTTCTTTAAGGGATATTGAGCGTAAATTGCAAGAGTTTAAAATTTAACCATATTTATATATGGAAAATGAAGGAAGCATGATTACTGATTGGTTAGACCAATATGGTGACCCAGAAATATATAAAAAAGTAAATGATAAAATTATGAAAGACGAATTTAGAAGAATGCAAGAATTAGCAGGTGTGCCTATTACTTCACCAAAAACCGACTTGAACGAAAACTTCGTTGGAATGGGTGCAATTAATAATCCATTTGCTAAAAGTAAAAAAACAGATTACGAATTAGCATTTGAAAGGTACTCAAATACCTTAAATGAAGAAAAACCATCTTCAGACCTATCTAAAAAAGAAAAGTCAGCAGTAGTGAAAAAAGCACGTGCTGGTAAAGACATTGGTGAAAAAGGTAAAGGATTTGAAAAAGTAGCTAAAACTGCAGCAAAAGAATACGGCTCAAAAGAAGCAGGTAAAAGAGTAGCAGCAGCAGCAATGTGGAAAAACATTAAGGAAGAAGAAGAAGGTGAAAATCCGGTAGACACAATCATGATGGACGTTCCATTATTTATCCGCATGTTAGAATACGCTAGAGAGGATGCAAAAGACGATATGGACCTACATCGTGTAGCAGAAAACGCAATTGATTTATCTCGTTTTGCTGGTACTTTAGGTATGATAGATTATGATACCTTAGTAGGAGATGGGACTCAAATTGA